CGTCTATAGGGACAAGACATACCACCTTGTTTTAAACCCATAGTTTTTTTTTGTTCCGCTGCTTCAAGCTGTTCTTTTTTTTCTTGTGCTTCTTTATTGTACTTATCAGATAGAAATCTTGGAGCTAATCCTAATTGACTTCCAATATCTCTCGCAGTTTGAGATCTTTCAAAAAGATCTTTAACCATAAATACTCCACCCATAGCTTTTTTAGTTTTTAATTGTCCACCTTGTTTTAACATTGGACTTGCGTCACTTACTTTAGAACCTTTTCTGTAAATTTCAGATTCTTTTAATTTTGTATGAACTTCATGTCTTGTGCCAAATTCTTTATTTGTTTCTGTTGGTTGTTTAATTTCTTTTCCTAAATAAGCTCTGGTTATTTTTAAACCTTGTGGATTAGGTCCTTTTTCAGGGGGTGGGCCGAAACGTTTACCGCCGGATAATCCACCACCCATTTTCTTTTCTACGTTTTTAATTACACCTTTATTTTTTGAGGCATAAAAAACTTTTTTAGCATCAGAACCATATTGTTCTTTCATTGCTTTTAAAATTTTTTTACCTTTTGTATTTAGAGGCATAATAATGGTGGATGAATTACTTCATCGCTCTCCCTTTGGCATCTTTACCTTTTTTCTTTAAAGCTCTTCCTGCTTTATCTTTCATGCCATTCTTTTTTGTCTTTTTCATTTTTGTTTCCTTGTTAGGTTTGCTTGAAGTTTAGCTGCTTCTAAATTTAATTTAGCTTTGTCAGCTTCTTCTTTGTTTTCCAACTTCATCTTTTCAAGTTCCATCTTCTCATCAAAACGTAAATCTTCATTTTGTTGAGTCATCATAGACTCTTGAGATTTTTGTTGGATCTCTAATGCTTTAATATCTAATTCTCTCTGTTTCAGCAACACTAAAGGATCTTTTCTTGAAGCAGTGTAAGCTTCTTCAACTTGAACAGCTTGTTCAGTTAGTTGAGCTTCTGCTTGAGCTATTAGTGCCTCTGTTTGTAAAGCAAATTCTTGTGGGTTTTGACCTTGCATCGCGATCATTTGAGCATTTTGTGATATTTGTGTATTAACAACTGTTCTTGCCTTGTAAGAAATGTGTTCTGTGATGTGTCTTTGTAAAATTGTGTACACTGCAGGGTTAATTTGTACCATTCGTGTTCGCATAAATGCCATATGCACTGCAATATGAGCATCATGATCTTGTCCTTGGAATGCTCTAAGGTTTTTTAAGTCCATAGCACGCATATTTTCTTGTGCTGGATCCATTGGAGCTTGAATATAATCTTCTGGAACTAGTATTTGATCAATATTTTTAGTTCCAAGTGAGTCGTAAATACGTCTATACACTTCATGCATGTTGTGCATCGCTGGATTTGTCTGAGCAATCTGTAATTGTGTCTGTGCAAGGGTTACTCTTTGCGACATTGAGAAAATATTTGGATCTGCAACCGGTAAAACATCAACTCTATCGTTAAAATCTGCTGCTTTAATAGTTCTTTCACCACCATAAACATCATAAGGATATTCTGGAGGTAAATAATCAGCAAAAATTCTAGCTAACAGCTTAAATTCTTTTCTCATTGCATTGTAACATCTCTTTTGAACAGCTGACATCACTCTAGAACCCTTCTCTAATAGTGCAATTGTCGTGCCAACGGGTGCTTGTGAGTTCATATCCCCTACTTGAGGGTCGCTGATCGCTGCAAAACGTTGTCCAGCTTCAACGCAAAAGCCCATTAATTGAAACAATGTTGGACTTGGTTCTTTAAAAGGTAAAATTTGGAATTGATCTCGTATATTTCCACCAGGTGCATCTACATCTCTAAACTCTCCTGGTGTAAAAGGTTGGTCATCATCTCTAACACGCATACCTCTAGACTTAAATCCAGCTGGTAAATTAGCTAATGTACCTGCATCTAATAATTGTCTAAGTGCGTTTGTAGCAGCTTTAGTTAAACCACCAATCATATGCACTAAACCAAAACCATAGAATCCTAGACCTGGTAAAAATTTATATTGTACAAAGTATTCTATTCTTTTTACTGACTCATCACCTTGTCTATAATTTCTATAAATAGATAAAACTTCTCCACTCAATTCATCTACAGTTACAATGTAAGGGATTTTAACTTTCTTTTCTGTTTTATTATCATCAAATTGATATTGATCTAAATCTAAATCAACATGCATTTCTAAAATTCTAAATAATTTATCTTTACCATAACTTGGCTTCGCGCCTGATAACTCAGAATATTTTTTATCGATTGTGTTTTGTGGGTTATCGTTTGGTTGTAAATCTACATCTCTATAAAAACCAGATGTCTGACGTTTAATTAATTCATTCTCTGTTAAATTTAATATATGAGTAATACGTTCTGCTTCCATTAAGTCATTAGCAAAATAAGGAACAACTAAATCTTCAGCTCTAATAAATTTAGCAACTGCTCTTTCATTTATTGCATCGTAATAAACTTTTTTAAATGCAGATCCAGCTAATGGTAAGTGATAAAGTAATGCATCAAAATCTGTTACATATTCTTCCATTCTTTCCATCAATTCAAAGTTCATAAAATCTTTTACACGTTGAGCTTGTTGAACTCTCATTGGATCTTCTACACCAACGATTTGAGTTCTTACTGGTCCTTCAGATGGAAGTAATTCTTTAAATGCTTGTGCTTGAAATTGTGTAACAGCTTCGGATAATAATGGATGTGTAACGGTCGATGCCCCTTGGAATGGTTTTGTAACTGCTGTGTAATTTGTAGTTAAGAATTCTAAACCTTTAACATATTGATCTTCCCAATCTTGTCTGCTTTCTCTATCTGATTTGTACATTTGTACAAGTTCAGTTCCGAGTTTCATTAAAACTCTTTCATCAATAGTTTCTGCTAAGTTAGAATAAAAATCTTCTTCAGATTCTGCTTCGACTTCTGGATTTAATTGTGTAGTACCATCTTCGTTGATTGCAACTACAGCTTCTCCACCTTCTTCACCAGGCAACTCAACGGTTGCTTCTGTCTCAGGCAGAGTATCCTCTGTCGGTTGATTATCTTTTTCAATAGCCATTATAAAACTCTTATTTTTTTCTTACCCTTAATTGCTACACCATATCCACGAACAAGACCACCTTTTTTTAATTCAGCTCCTGCAACACCCTTAGTAAGTTTATCTCTAGGCATAGAAAAGCCACCAAAGATATCTTCGTATATAGCATCAGTATCTTTGCCTAACTTTTGAGATACTAATCCTAGTTGTTGGGTGATAACACCTGAACCAGACATTAGAATAATTTTGTAGGTTTACTTCTTGCTAATTTGTTTCCTCTTGCAACTACTGATCCACCGCTTTTCATTTTTTTAGAAATGAATTTTCCTTCTTTAGCCATTGGACCAAAACCTTGCATCATCTCATCAGCTTGTTCTGTAGTTACTCTCCCCATTCCACCTGGAGTAGATAAGAATTTACTTGCAGGTACATTTTCGTAACTTGCTGGTGATGCTTCATCAGACATTGCAAATGGTTTTGATCTTGTAATATCTAAACCTCTTTGTTGTGCAGCATCTAATCTAGCCATTTGTCCTTCATCGGACTCACCAAATTTTTTAGCTCTTGTTATTTTTAAACCTTTTGCTTCTGCAGATGTAGGTTTCTTTTTGCCTAGTGCTTGTGATGCTAGATAAGCTGCGCCTATTGCAGCTGCAACTTTTCCAGCTCTTTTTAATTTTTTACTTGCCATGATTTTTCTCCGTTAACGTTTAACATACTATATGCTGTATATAACTATAAATCAATCATAGAACTTGTGTTCTTTATGAACTACAGGCTCATCCTTGTAATCTGATGGAGTTGTTACAAAACCGCCTTGTCTATAACGTAAAAGCGCTTGGGACATAGAATCTACTAAGTCATCATTTTCACCATAAGGAAAGGCAGCACATTCTTCAATAACTTCAATAGCAAAATGCTCATCTTCAGGATACCATACAGCACCAGATGCAAATAACGGGGCTACCGCGTTCACTCTGCTATGTTTATCTCTTCCTCGTGCAGGTTGAAAATCTATTACTGGTATACCAAGTCTGCGTAATTCTTGTATTAAAGGTTGTCCGCTAGCCTTTGCTTCTATGATTACTGTTTCTGGTTCCCAATATTTATATTGTTGCAAAGCAATTTGTTTTAATTCTGGAAACTCTAATCTTTCTTTTATTGCATCTAATAAAATGATCGCGGAGCCATAACCTTCATTAGGATAAAATATTCCCCAAGTTGTTATTGCAGAAAAGTCAGCAGATTCTTTTGCACTAAATGCTGTATCATAACTTTGTATTACATGTTGTAAATTTGGCAAATCTCTTTTCTTCCAAGGTTGCCACCAATCTCTTTTTATAATTGCACCTTCTTCTGCAGTTGGGTTCTGCATATATTGAGCATTCCAATTTATTGGAGAGATACTGGCTTTTGTTTTTAACAAATCTTCCAATGACCAATACTCTGGCCATACAGGTTGTCCTGATTTTAATATTGCTGGGAACTCTACCACTCGCCATTGATCGGCTTTTGGTTCTGCTTGTGCTTTAATTAGTTTAGAAGTTAAATCATTTTGTGACCACCTCGTCATTACTATGACGATGGAACCACCTGGCTGTAAACGTTGTCGGGGTCCCGATAGGTACCAGTCATAAGTTTTTTCAAAACTTGTATCAGATAGCAAAGCTTGTTCAGTGTGCGGATCATCTATAATTAATAAATCTGCACCTCGACCTGTGATGGAACCATCTACACCGGCAGCAAAATATTCACCCCCGTGGTTAGTCTCCCAACGACCTGCAGCTTTAGAATCTTCTTTTAATTTTACATCACCGAAGATTGCTTTGTATTCATTACTATCAACTAAGTTTCTAACCTTACGACCAAATCGTTGTGCAAGTTCTGCGTTGTGAGTTACTTGCATAATTTTTAATTTAGGATTTCTTCCAATCAACCAAGCTGGGAAAAGATAAGATGCGAACTCGGATTTTGTATGACGAGGTGGCATATTGATAATCAAACGATTTAACTTTCCGAATGCTATCTTGTGAAATTCATTTGCTATAATTTGATGATGTCCAAAATCTTCTTTGATATTAGTTTTACGAAAAATAAAATCAGGCCACATCTCTTTTACAAACAATAAAAAATTGTCCTGGCAGGCTTGAATATATTTTAAAGATAATTGTTCAACTCTATCGGCGAGTTGTTCTTGAGATAAATTTTCAATAGGTAAATCGTTTTGCATAGCTCAGTATGTGTCAAACATACTTTTCTTTATCATAAATTTTAGTAACATCAAACTCTATTACGGGGGATGGGGAGGGGTAGGCGGGGGTCATTCCCCCGCCGGAATTATAGGTCTATTGCTGTGATTGATGGTAGTACTTGAATGCGGCTGCTGCTTTGGCTGCTGCCGATGTCAGTAACTTAGTACCGTCTTCGGATCTTAATGCTTTGATCCAGCTTTGTAGATATGCAATGTGATCTTCTCTCACTGTAGACTCAACACTAAGGTTGTACTTAGATGCGAATAACATAGAGCCTAACTCAGCAACTAACTCTTCATATGCATAGTGTGACTTGCCTTCTAAGAATTTCATAGACTTAGTATCTTCAAATCTATTCAATCTTTTATTGTGACCAGTCGCATGTACTAACTCATGAAATAATACTGAGTAATAATGTTCAGTTGCATTCGCCGATTTAGTATCAATAAAGTTTACTTTATTAACCATGTGAACATAATCACCAGATGGAGAATAATAACAGCCGTTTGTAGAGTCTGTTTTAATTACAACATCATTATTATTTACACGATTAATAAAAGCTTCAATTGTATCAACTGAATATTGAGTTGAAACTTTATCAATTTTTTTTGGCTCAAGTGTTGTGTTCTCAATATTGTAAACAACAAAACATCTAAAATAATTTCTAGATTTTTGTTTACCTTTTGAATCTACAACTGGTTTTTTATTTTCATCAACAACATTAACTCTCCCGAATTTATAAATATAATTCCATGAATTATTTTTAATATCTCCGCCTAATGTTTTTAATTGTTTAAAAGTTAACCATTGATTATTTTTATAACCTTTATCAATCATCGCAAAATTTAAAGATAAAAAGTTAACACCAGAATAAGCATCACCTGTTAAATAATTAATTGGTGACCCAGCATCGATCCAGCTTTTTTTCCATTTGTAAGAATCTTTGGCCATTGCTGTTGCAACATTCTCTACTAGTTTACTTAACTCAGTTTCAGTAACGTTCATTTTTTTCTCCATTTGTTTATTTGTTATTTAATTAAATAACATTTTTTTTAAAATAAAAATACAAAATAATTAATTATTTTTTAAATATTTAAATTATTTTTTCACGTGTTGCTCAATTGCAACAGCCTTAAGATATCAGAATATTGAATGCCAAATAAAAACAGCTAAAAAAAGTAACAGGGTAAATGTAACAACGGGCGCGAAGATTAAACCTGCGAGGATAACGAGCGCGAGAAATTCTAGAAAACCCATTCAGATAATTGTGGCGACAGCCCGCGAGCAAACAGGAGCTTAAGTTGTTGGAACTCACGAGCCGTCATGTTGTGTTAACTTATCAGTCCAGTAGTACCATGTAAGCATCCGGGAAATGTTCTGCAAACCAATCTATTCCCTTTCCATGATCATCCCACTGTTCTAATTTTTCAGATCCCATAATTACATCGTAAACAGCTGCTGCAAACCAGGGAACCGTAACTGAGTCACCTCCGAACCTGTTCTCTATAGTAATCATTTTATTCCGATCAGTATCTAGATCCATTCCATA